CGGCCGACGCGCCAGGCGAAAGCGAAGCGGTAGAAACGGGATTGCAGCGGATACAGCGCCAGGTGCAGGAACGCGCGCAGCGGGAACGCGAGGCCCGGCAAAAGGAATACGATGCGGCCTGGGCCGATCTGCGGGCCGCCGTGGCCCGCGGGGAAATCACCCGCCAGGAACTGCTGGGCGATCACACGGCCGAACCCATCCGGGTCAGCATCGGCGATTCGAACTTCGAAATCAGCATCGCCGCCACTGTCCGTGAAGTGCCCGCGGCCCAGCCCGCCAGGCCCGCCGCGGACGTGCTGGCTTTCCCCGCGTCAGGCGGTATCCAGACGCCCCCTCGCGGGCGGGCTGAAAAGAGGAAGTAGATTGCCTGCGAAGCGTGCGCTTGGCATACTGGAGGCGAAGGCAGCAATGGCGGAAGAGAAAAACGGAAATCACGATGGCGGCAGCCGCCTGGACCGCATCGAAGCGGCGCTTGAACTGTTTGTGCGCGACCACGAAGACTTTCGCCAAGAGCACAAGCTGCTGCTGCGCGCGCAGGTGTTGCAGCAGGAACGCCTCGACAAGCTGGACGTGAAGATCGGCGAGATCGGCGACAAAGTAGATGGGCTGATTGGCTTTTTCGAAGCGTCCACCCGGCAGCAAGCCGAATGGAACCGGCAGCAGGCCGAAATGAACAAACGGATGGAAAAATTCTCTCAGGACACCGACCGCCGCCTTCGCCGTCTGGAAGGCGAGCCCCCCGCCGCCTGAACCTTTTACGGCCGCCAGTAATCGCAGGTCACCACGAATTCCGGATCCTGCTGCAGGTGCGCATCGGCGAACAGCAGGATGTGCGATTGCACCCAGGTGATGGTATCGCCCGAAACCGTGTAATCCACGCCGTAGGTGTGGCGCAGGCCGTTTACAAAGCAGATGGTGCTGCTGGCCGGACTGGGCGCCTGCGGCAGCTTCCACACCAGGTCGCTAAAGCGCGTCGGCCGGACGTTGGCCACGTAGGTTCCGGGCGCGCCGGGTGCGCCGCCGCCATCGCCGCAGGGCCCCGCGCTGCCATCCACCTTCACGCAATCGTTCAGCGCGCCGTTGGCCGCGGCCAGCTTGCCGTCCAGGTCGATCACCGCCGCGCGGAACGGCAGCCAGTTCGGGCCCTTCACCGGCCGGTCCGCCAGCACATCGTCCAACCCCACCACGTCCGCCACGCCCACGTTCAGATCGGCCACCGGCACCGGCAGCGTCTGCGTCACGCGCACCGCCGCCAGGCTGACGGGCGATTCGCTTTCCGGCACGTGCCATCGTTCCACCGGGCCCGGCACGCTGCCCGCGAAGCTGCAGCGGACAGCGTAGCCAGTGCCCGCCGGGATCGCGCCCGCCGTCACCTCGAGTTCCACGTCCAGCACACCGTTGCGCACCGTGTAGCGTTTCGTGCCGGCACCGATGGCCTTGCCCAGCGCCGTCACAAACGGACCCCACTGGATCACGCACACGCCCGCCGCCCGATTGCCCTTCGCGTCAAACAGCGTGTCGCGCACCCGGGTACCGGCCGCCGCGATCGCCGCAATCACCAGCAGGCCGCACAGCAGCTTCGCCCCCCGATATCGATTCGCCATATTGCCCCCTAAATGAACTTCGCCCCGCGCCCGTTCTTCGGCAGCGGCAGCGGCCAGCTCATCAGCGCCAGGTGATCGTAGGCCCAGAAGTTCACCACCGGCACGCTGCCGTTGCGCGCGCCCAGGTATTCCGCCTGCCACGGGCAGCCGCCGTTGAAGATCGGCAGCAGGTACACCACGTCCGCCGCCGGCCAGTTGCGCGGCGCCGTCATCGGCCAGGCGAAGGCCTGCGCGGCGCGGTCGCGATTCCGGTAGAACGCGCCCCACGAAAGCGCCTCCATCTTGATGCGGTCCAGGCCGCTGCCCGCCTTGGCGGTCCACGCCGCCGGCGTGTTCACCCGGGCGTTCAGCCGGCCGCCCTGCGGAAAAGGCCGGTCCAGGGTGTGGTAGCAATCCGGATGGCTGACGTCGTAGGCGTGCAGCCACTCGAACTTCGCCGCCGGGTAGCTGGCCTGCACGTGGGTGCGGATCGCGTCCGCATGCGCCTGGATCCGCCCCGCCAGCCAGGCCGCATCCGCGCCGCTGTAGAACGCGTCCGGATCGTCATCCTGGCAGGTGAACACGGTCAGCGCGTGCCCCAGCGCCGTGGCTGCCGCCGCGGTGGTTTCGGCGTCATAGAAGCCCATGCTGCCGCTGCGCACCTGGCCCGCGCCCGTCCATGCCCCCGGCAGCACCGCGCCGTCCACCGTGAAGGTGTCCGCGCCGGTGACGGTGATGGTGCGCGTGCCATCCAGCACCCGGGTTCCCGCGATCACCGCGCGGGCGCCGGTGGCCAGGCCGTGCGCCGTGTTGGTCTGGATCTGGTTGCCGGTGACGCCCACCACGCTGCGCGCCACGGACGAAAAGAACCACCACAGGAACTCACCGAACTGCAGCCAGGGCGTCAGCCCCGCCGCGTCCATCAGCGCCGCCGCCTCCAGGAACGCCTGTTTCTGGTACGCCAGCACCGGCGCCGTGAAGCTGCAATGCGTGGTTCGCAGACCGCCGAAGCCCGTGTCGGTTTCCACGATTGCGCCATCCGCGTAGCGCGCCGCCCATACCGCCCCCGGACCCTCCGGCGGATTCACCAGCTCCATGCTGAAGGCGGAAACGATCTGCCAGCCCTTGGCCGCCACCTGGTGGTACAGGTCTTCATGCCACCGCCGCGCCGCCACGTTCAGCACGGGCGTGGCCGCATCGTCCACCACCCAGGTGCCTTCCGTACCTACCGCCAGGTCGCCGGAAGTCGCCATGGTCCCGGCCGCCGAAACCTTCGAAACGGAATGCGTGTCACCCCACACCGGCGTCCGGACGTGAATCCGCAGCTCGCCCGCCGTCCCCGTCGTTTCCGCCCACATCGCCACCAGCGTGCCGTTGATGAAGTGCGCGAAGTGCGCCGCGATGGTGCCGATGGTGTCCGCCGGGAACACACTTTTGCCCATCGTGAACGCGCCAATTTGCACGAAGGCCGCGTCGCCATCCACCCAGGTTCCGCCGAACTGGACGGTCAGCGTCTTCCACACGCCGCCCACGCGCTGGCGCTGGTTCCACCAGAACACGGAAACGTATTCGTTCATCGGCCCGTGCAGGCCCATGCGGTCCAGCATCGCCACGATGCGCCCGGGCGGCAGCTTGTAGGTGTGATCGGTGCCGTAATCCAGGGCCGCCGAGACATTTGTATAGACCGTCGCCGGCGCCGGCGGATCCGCGGCCACCGCCGCTTCCAGGTAATCGAAGGTGAACCAGGTATTCAGGCTGTCCGCGTGCTTCGTGCCGGTCACCGTCACCAGCAGCTCATGCTGCCCCGCGGCCACCGCGGCCCGCACGCGGCGCCGCGTCATCACCGGCGGTTCGGCGTCCAGATAGCAATCCAGGGGCGTGGGTGTGTCGCCGTCCAGCGAAACCTGCACGATGCCCTTGTCTTTGTAGAGCGCCGTGCCTAGCCACAGGTCATGCGTGTGCTGGCAGTGGTAGCGCACCCGCACCTGGTCGCCCGTTGTGTTCGAAACCCGCGCGAAGCCGCGCCACAGGTTGTTCGCGTCCTGCTCCGCCCAGCCCGCACCGGTAAACTTCGCCCAGCGATCGCGGCTGCCGATGCGCACGCTGCCCGGGCCCGCCACCTGCAAGGGCAGCTTCCCGTTCGGATCCGTGCAGCCCCAGTTCGTGAAGGTGGCCGTCCATTCGGTATCCGCGTAGGCCGCGCCGTTGGCCAGCGCCGGCGCGAAGGTCAGCCAGGCCTCGCGCAGCTGGTCGACGCCGCGCGCCGTGAAGTCGATCGAGACGCGCCAGGTGCAATCGCTGCTGCCGCCGGCCAGGGCGTATTCGGCCGCGTCGAAGGTCAGGTTGGCGTTCTTCCACAGGCCGTACAGGGTCAGCATGTTGCCGTCCCGCCCGCCGCGCTGGGCCAGGTAGCGCACGCCCGTCTGTGTGCCCGCGCTGGCCGTCAGGGTCAATGCGGTGGCCGATACCACGCTGTCCACGGTGTAGGCCGTGCCGTTGATCCAGATCGTGCTGCCGGCCGGGATGGCCGTAAACTTCTCACCGCCCGTCCAGGTCACCGCCGTGCCCGCCGTGTTCACCGTGCCCCAGCGCGCGGCCGTCACCGTCAGCGCCGCGCCGCTCGATGTTGCGATCAGGCCCAGCGTCGGCGAAAGCGCCGGCCAGTTGGCCGTGTTGATCTGGTCGCGCAGCGCGGCCGCGATCGTCGCCGCGGTCACCCCCGTGGCCGGGTTTGGCACGATGTAGTCGAACGCGATGTTGTTCAGCCACAGCGTCACGCGGTCGAAGGCCTGCAGGCCGTTGTCCACCACCGTCACGGTGGCCTGCGCCGCCGCGAACGCGCCCGCCTGCAGCGTGGCAAAGTCCCACAGCTTCACCTGGGCCGTGCTGCCATCCGCGCGCACGCAATCCAGCGTTGCCCAATCGATCCAGTTGAACTTTGGGCTGTCGATCGGCTGCAGGCCTGCGTAGTGCAGATCGAAGGTCAGCACCACGCCGGTGAAGTCGAAATCCGGCAGGTAGCGCAGCGTGTAGTGCTCGAAGAAATTGTCAGCGTCCCAGATCTTCAGCACCGCGAAATCTGCCATATCGCGGAACACGCCATGCACCTGGAAGGCGTCCGCCGTCACCTGGCACAGCGCCGCGGCCGCGCCCCGGCGGTCAAAGCCGCGCAGGTTCAGCGTGCAACGCGGATCCAGCTTCGCAAGCGTGGATGGCTGCGACCAGGTGGGCGGAGGCATAGGCCAGGGTTATCGGTTGATCGCGATCGGCAGCTGCGGTTTCGCGGCTGCGCCCTGCGTCGTGGGCGCCTGCCCGCTGGCTGGCGGATCCTGCTTCCCGCTGTGGCCCCGCAGCAGCGCCACCAGCGCGCCGAAGGCCGTCATCAGCACATAGTTGCCGTGCTCCACGTGCAGCGCGGTCATCGCCACGCCCAGCACCGAAAGCACCAGCAGAATCGCAATCGAACCGCCGGGTGTATCCAAATAGTCCAGCATCGCCGCCCCCTCCCTTACAGGTAAATCGTTACGCTCAAGTCCGCGCCCGGGAACGTCGTTCCCACGGCGGTCAGATCGATCGACAAGTTTTCGCCGGCCACCAGGTCCGGCGCTTCGTTGATCTGCGTCACTGTGGATGAAACGTAGGTCTGCCCGGCCGGAATCGTCAGCGTCATCCACAGCGCCGCGCCCTGGCGGATTTCCACCGTCAGGTCCGCGCCCGCCGGCGCCTGCTTCACTTCCGCCTTCGCGCCGTTCGCCGCCGCCGTCACCAGCAGACTGAAGCGCGGCGCCTGGTCGCTGCCGATCGCCAGGGTGCCGTCCACGTACAGGTGAATGCCCGTCTGGGTGTGCCCCGTGGGCAGCGGATCGTAGTACAGATAGAAATCCTGAACCTGGCAGATCGCCTCAAAGCACGCGTTCCCGCCGCCATCCACCGGCGCCACCAGCATCAGCAGCGGCCGCCGCGCCAGGCCGTCCACCGGCACCGTGAAGCGCCCCAGCGGACTAATCAGGCTTTCCACATCGATCGATTCCGTGCGGTGCACCACCGCCCATTCCGGCTCTTCGACGATGAACCGCGTCGTGGCATCGGGCGTCGTGTCCCACGCGCCTTCAATCGTGATTTCCGTGGCCGTGTTCGCCGCGATCGTCCGCAGCTGCCCGCGCCCGGTTCCGGCGATCACCCGCAGCAGCTTGCCCTGCAGCTCGTTTACCGCCGCGCCCAGCTTCGGGTCTGTGATCGTGGTGGCCGTCCACGCCGTAGGTTTCAGCCGGATCGTCAGCAGGTACTTCTCGCCCGGCGCGAAGGTCAGAATGCTGTTCGCGTTTTCGCCAAAGGCAGGGTCCAGGGTCAGGGTGTCCGCCGTGTTCGAAACTACGCGCCAGCCCCAGCCGCGCGGCCAATCGCCCCCGCCCACATCGTGGCCCAGCTCGCTCAGATCGCGGCCGGCCCATTCGTCCACCGTCCAGCCCGCGCCCGCCATCGTGATCGTGGTGGCCGTCGCCGCGGTGGGTGCGAACTCCAGTACGCCCGGCTTCACCACCCGCTTCACGCGGAACTCCACGCGGTCGAACTCCGGATCCGGCATTGGGAACTGCGCCAGGTACGGGTCAATCGGTCCGGCGAAAGTCAGGGAGGTGGGTGTCCCGGTGGCCGTCAATTGCTGCAAGGGCTGGAACGGATTGCGGCCCACGTACAGGTGATAGCCCGTCGTGCCCGGCTGCCATTCGATGCCCGGCACGGTGATCGTATTTGTGTTCGTGCCCATCGGCACGCTGATCTGGCACGGCGCCGAAGGGCGCGAAGTCAGCCCCGGCGCGGTGGCCACCAGCCAGCACCAGTAGGTCTGCCCGCCCGGCAGGCTGCCGCCCGTGGGCGCCGTGCTGCCCTGGTTGGGCACGAAGGGCGGCTGCAGGTCCGCACTGAAGGTGTTCGCCGGCAGCGTCACTTCCACGCGGCAGCGCCGCCCATCCGTGCCATCGCTTTGCCGGATGGTGAACTTCCGCTCCCACCCCGAAATAGGATCCGGATTCGTCAGCGCCCGCTGGCCGATTTGCGAAAGCAGCGGCCACGGCGGCCGCGCCTCCCCGTTGCGCCGCTGCCCGCTGTAGCGCGGCGCATCCTCCTGGCCCCAGGTGTCCAGGTACCATTCGTCGCTGTGCCAGCTGGCCGTGATCTTGCACGTTTCGAAGTTCGCCGCGGGCTGGATCCGCTGGATCCGCACCAGCTGGTTGGCAATCCCCAGCGCGTCCCAATCCAGCACGCACAGCGCACCCATCCACAGGTGTACGGCCTTGAAGGTGGTTTCGAACTCAAAGGTCAGCGTCCCGCCGGCGTCGCCCGCCGGATAGTTGCGGCCGTTCCCGCGCAGGGTTTCCGCGAAGTGCGTCCCGATCAAGCGCCGCGCCTGGTCAAAGTGCACTACGCCATCCAGCGGAAAGCTGCCGGCCACTTCCTGGTTGCTGTTGCGCACCAGCGCATCGGTTTCCACCACCGTCAGCGAATCCTGCGCGAAGCGGTTGTCGATGTCCTGGTAGGTGACGGAAACCCGGTTGGGCGAATCGCTGTTCGTCCGCTGCAGCACCCGCAGTGTGCCGCGGCCGCCGCGGCGCACGATGTTTGATTCGTTGAAGCGATAGGCCGGGTAGCCGTTCGCCGCCGTGCCGTCCGGCAGCTTGCTGGCGATCGGCGCCGTATCATTTGATCCCGCCACGGCCGCGGGTTGCTGCGCCGCCAGGGTCTGCCGCACCAGCGGCCGTAGTTTCCCGCCGGCGTCGCTGTTCGGAATCAGCAGCAGGCGCCCGCAGTTCCGGATGCCCCGGATGATCTCCGCCGCGCTGCGCCGGCTGCGCAACAGCAGCGCGCTTTGGAAGCGCGAATGCGACGCCGTCACGCCGTGCTGGTTCTTGTAGCTAACCAACCCTTCGCACACCAGCGCCGCCGCGCGGAATGCAGGAATGTCCAGGTCCGCGTAATCCCAGCCGGCCCACACCAGCAGCTCCATCAGCTGCCACACCGGGTTCAGGTACTGCGGCCAGCCCGCCTTCGTGAACGCCGTATCGCTGGTGTAAACGCGCAGCTTCGGCCCGCGCAGCAGCACCCGCACGCGCGGAATCTGCTGCGAATCCACCAGCTGCCGGTAGACCACGATGGCGATGGTGGCCAGGCTGCCGTAGGGGTCGCCGGTGCCGTCGCCGTTCTGGTCAGCCCAGCCCGGGAGCGGGTTCGCCGTTCCGTCGCGATCGCCGCGGTTCACCCACCACCAGGCGAACAGCGGATCGCGCCCGTCCTGGTAGAAGGGCACTTCCACATCGTTCACAATCACCCGGTCCACGCCATCCACTTCGCCGTAGCACAGCACGGCCTCGAAGCGCGTCGAATTGGGGTCGCCCACGATGTTCGCCAGCACCGGTTCCACCCAGCCCTCGCCATAAACCATCGGCACCGGATCGTTGTACTTCGCCTCATTCGGCGAATTCAGGCCCTCCTCGAACTTGCCGCTCGAATACGCCCGCCCGCGCCACGATTGCGGCGGATCCCACTGCACCCCGCCGAAGCGCCCGGTGATCCGCACCAGGCCGTCCTGCGCGTACATGCCGCGCGCCTGGCACTGTTCCTTCGTGTAGTTGCAACTGGTGAAGGGCACGCCGCCGTCCAGGTTGCCGCGCGCCGCGGCGGTACCACCCGCGCCGTCCGCATCTGTCACGTCCGGCGAATAGCCGCACTCCCAGAACCAGCTATCCTCATCCAGCGCCGCGGCCACCCGTTGCGCCTTCGTGGTAGGGAAGATCCACGGGCAGCGCTTCTGCACGCGCACTGGCGGCAGCGTCACCGCCTGCATGTTCAGCAGGCTGGTGGCTGTCACCGTCAGCTGCGTTTCGTCCACCTGCGGCGCGCTGCAGATGCCCAGGAACTTCGTCACCGCATCGCTTGAAAAATCGTCCGCGCCCACGTTCCAGAACACAAACGTTAGCGCCAGCTTCGCGCCCTTGAAGCCCTTCGGCTGTTCGTAGTTCGTCCACAGGAACCCATCGGCGTCGTTCAGCGCCAGGGTCACCTGGGGCGCCACGTCCACGCCGCCGTCGCTCAACGCCTGCACCGCCGCGATGTCCTGGTTCAGGATGCGCGGCAGGTAATCGTGCCCGGCGTACTGGAAGCCGCCGTCCGCGGCCCGCAGGCCGTGCGTGGCTAGGCGCAGCACCGTGCCATCCGCGAAGGTGAAGGTGGCCAGCAGCAGCGGCTGAAAAGTCAGCGCCTGCTCTTTGGCCGCATGGATCGTTCCTACCGGCATCTACAGGGTCTCCAGAATCGGCACCGTCACCGCGTGCTGGTTCGGGCCCAGCGTCCGCACCTGCAGCAGGTCCGTATCGAAGCGGCACTTGGTGCGCAGCGCCCAGTTCGCGGGCGATCGCACGTAAGCGCCGGGCCCGGGCATCGGCGCGCATTGGGCGCCGAACAGCTGCAGGGTGCTCAAATTCCAGGTCCCGAAGCCGCCCAGCAGCATCCGGACGGCCGAAGCGCTGGCCAGGGTGTGCGCATGCTGGATCCGCACCCAGGTGTTCGCCGGCAGGTCCGCCGTCTTCGCCGAAAGCACCGCGAAGCCCGCGTCGATGAAGCCGATCGATAGCGATGCGGGCGCCGCGGCCCGCACCCACACGCTGGCGCACAGCACAAGGCCTGCCCCGCCGCCGCCCGGCAGCACTGCCGCCGCCAGCATCCCGTTGCCGCTGGTGGCCAGGCAACTGACGGCCCGCGTGCCACCGAACGGATCCGTGACCGCCGCGCCCGGCGTCACCGTGTATTTCTCCCATGCCGCCGCGCTGAAATCGTCGGAATACTGCGCCAGGTTGCCGCCCGGGTCCAGAAACGTGAATTCGCCATAGCGCCCGCCCATCGAAGCGAAGAAGGCCTGCAGCGTGGCCAGTTCGGCATCGGTCAGGTGCTGGTAGTTCAGCGTCCAGCGCCACAGCGGGTTCGTCCGCCAGCTGCGCGCGAAGCGCCGCCCGGTGGGCTGGTCTTCATACGTGGTCAGCGCCGCCTGGGCGCACTGGTACGGCCGCTGGACGGTGACGCCGCCCGCGATCAGTTGCGGATAGTAAGGCATGGGATTGTGGACTGGAAGGCCGCCGGGGTCCGGGGTCCGGGGTCCGGGATCCGGGGTTTAGTTTGCGTTGGCGCTTCGCTATTTACGCGGTGCGCACCTGGCGCACGCGCAGCGATAGGCTGTAGCGGTTGGGCTTGGTTTCGGTCCAGGTGATTTCGTCCTGGTCGAAACAGAAATGCGAATAGGTTGCGGCGTCGATGGTCAAATCCCAGGTGCTATCAAACGCACCTTTCATCGAACGAAAGAATTCCAGGATATTCGCCAGGTCATAGCCGCCGATATTCCGGAATTCCAACGTGAACGCAGCCAGCGCCCCGTGCGCCTTCCATCGTTGCTCCGAATCGTCGCAGAACTGCACCACCCCGGTGCCAAAGCGCGTTTCGCGCTGCAGTCCGTACATGGTAACGGCGCCGCTGCGCAGGGCAGGGAAGCTAGGCATGGCTTATATGTGGATGGATATTCCGCGATGAATCAGCGGAATAGATGAATGTCCTAAATACAAA